TCCGAGGGATTAGTGATCCGAGGGATTAGTGATCCGAGGGATTAGTGATCCGAGGGATTAGTGATCCGAGGGATTAGTGTTCCGAGATTATTGTAATATAGCGATTATTAACGAGATAACGGCGGTTGCCAGCGTTCCTATAACGGCAACAACAAGTTTATCGACGTACTTCCGCAAATCAAGGGATGCTTTCCGTGATTCCCTTGCGATTTCATCGGTCTTGGCGATTTTGATATTTGTTTCCTCGATTGATTTTAAAGCGCTGCCGATATTCCCGTTGTACTTATCAAGGCGAGCGTCTATGCCATCGAATCGCTTAAATATCCCGCAATTGGCATCGAAGAGCATATTGACATTTGCTACGGTTTCCTCGAGTTCTTTTTTTGTTACAGTCATCGCTATATCCAGCCTTTACGTATAGATTTTATTCACCTTGCTGATTTTCTTTATATTCCGTGCCCCAGAACAGATGCCCGAAAAGATAGCCGATACCAAATACGACTATAAGCCTCGTTACTTCCATCCAGTCGTAGTGATGACCCAGATAAACACCAAGACATATCAGGGAGATTATCCAGAATAATTCAAACTTATGCCATAGATCTCTGATAATATAAGTCCAGGGGCGGCCGCCAATGCGTGTCCAAAGCCATTTGTACGGGTTCTTCTTAAACTCGTTCCAGCACATTATTTATCCCTCACCGTGAAGGTCTTAATAACACCCTCGCCCAGCCAGACAGACGCAAAGCCTGCATAGATAGTCCAGAATTGCCAGCCTATCTGTGACAGCCTACCCTCAAAGGTCATAACGCAGAAAATTATCGTCATCACTAATACAACAAGAGGGCGAACCCAGCCTTTTACCAATTCGATTGCATTAGTAACCATCTGCTCGTTAGCTTTCTTTCTCTCTTCATCTGTCATAATTTCACCCCTTTACACCTTATTCCACAGAGTCCTGAATGCGTCCGCCAGGGTTTTAATCTGTGTGCTTATTTCCATAGTTGCCTCGGCAGGTGCAATATCCAGCCAAGGCTGGACAATCTTTAATATTCTTGTACTGACTGTAATATCAAGGTCTTCGTGTATCACCGAAACAATATCGCCAATATCAACCTCATCATCCGAGAAATTAGCGTGCACCTCATTGAGTAAAGCAGCTTCCAACTGGTAGGTCGTGGGTGGGTAGCTGACTGTTGGCAGATATAACTTGCCGTACATAAGCAAGGTATCGACATCGTTGGCGTAGCTGAAATCCATTGATTGGCTAACTATACCGCCGTTGCCGTCACTATCACTCCATATTGAAATCGCCTCCAGGTCTTTCAGATAATCGGCAAGGGTATAGGATAGATAATAAGTATCATCAGGATAGTAGTATGCAATTGCTCTTCTTAATTGCCTGTCATTGAGATTAGTCCAGGAAGATGATTCATCAAAGATACTTATTGTGCCTGTGGTGATAGATGCTCCCATAAAATATACGGTAACGCTCCCAGATTGCCCCATCGGAGTGCTACAATATACCTGCAAAGCTATGCCGATGCAGTAAAATCTCTGCCCGAAGTCGATGTCTAATGTGTGATTGCCCGCTGCGCAATTGAGGGTGTATCCACTATCGTAGGCTTCTATTAGCGTAGTAAAAGCGTCTTGTGTGTACTTTATTACTATTCTTTTGACAGTTGATGATTGATAGACACCTAAATATAACCGCAATCCGCTTATATATTTTTGGGTGCTGTACCTCATCCCCAAGGGAGTGGATATATCGTTTCCCTGGCTGACTTGCCAATCTGCATAACCATTGGGATATTGTACGACATTCCAATCATTCCAAGGTGGTACATTATCAACCACGCTAAAAGCGTCAAGGTCTTGCTTATCTCCTTTCCGCAGGATTTGTGGCTTTGCCTTAAAACAGACATAATCTTCAGGCAAGGTTAAATAGCCGTAGTTATCATCGGCTGATTTATTGGCGACCTCCATAGAAACAGTCTTGTCTGATAATTTAATATCATTACCTGTAGGATATAAGACGGTAGCAAATGACAGCCAGCTCCTATCCTTTACAAGATTGACTATATTCTTTCCCTGCCTGATTTGTTTGCCGTCATCGTTCCCAACATCATCCAGCCAGTTCAAAACTCTATTGTCATTTACATCGAAGTAGCCGCCGACCGCCTCATGGACATTATTAAGGCAGGCTAACAAGGTCGGATGCCCTGTCCAGTTCATAGAGATTTCAGACGTCGGCTCTACAGTTCCGAGCGTGATAGCGGGTTTCAGCCTTTGGTGTGTCAATAATTTAGACAAGACGTTCCTGACTGTACCGGTTATAGTTAAATCGGATTGAAGCGTTTCCATGCCGAGTTGAGCCAGCAAACTGGATGCGCTGATTTGTGTTATCAGGTTATTGTTTGAATCCGAATCGCTTTCATTGGTTAAAATAAACTTTTTAATTACGTTGCCGTTCTTGCGCAGCCATAATTCGTATGGATGACGGATATCGGCACGCTTGGCATCAGTGCCTCTTAAATTAAACGACAGGGAATGTGGCTCGTTTAATACTCGTGTATAAGAGATATTATAGGCAGCCTCGAATATCTGCATTAACGCTCCTGCGGATGTGCGAAGTTCGATAACATACTTCAAGGCGGGGGGCGGGGGACTAATAACAAAAGCGCTGCCGAAAGAAATTGTTGATGTTATACTCGGTGGATAAATACCTTGCCCTGATGTGATTACAGGCTCTCCGAATGTTACTGTTGAGGTTATACTGGCAGGAGTTATGTATTGTTTATAAATCAGCGTTGGAGTTCCGATTGAAGTCGTGGGAGTGATACTGCTTGGAGAAATATTCAATCCCTGCTTTATGGTAGCCGAGCCGATTGTGGCTGTAGAGGCAATTCCGCTCGGCTTGATATTAACAGCATCAGGCTTTACAGTATGGCTTCCGAAAGATACCGTCGAAGGTATTCCGCTGGCTACTATATTCAGGTTTAATTTAGCAGTTCCGAAAGTTAATGTTGAAGTAATTGATAGCGGGGAGATATCCAACCCCCCCGTCGTTTCCCCTGTGGCATAGAGAGATATTGCATCACCAGATAGGAGATCATAGGTAGTGGAACTCTTTCCGAACCTATCGCCTTCTGCAGGATAGATAGCAGTATAGCCACTAGCACTGCGTTCAATATGTCCTGTTGCGTAATAACAACCAATATAATCGCCAGTTACAACATCTATAGATAATCCTGTGAATGTTTGTTTTGATCCTGCTGTTACATTTCCAATAGTTTCATAATCTCTATCATCATAAGAATTGCCAAAACCTGAAAATGTTCCAACTTTAAACCCAGTAGCACTGGTATAAAACCACGTTTCTACTGTGTCTAGCGTGCCTGTATCGTTAGCAGGGTTGTTAACAGTAACGCATGTATACCCAGCGACAAAAGAAGCAGTCCTATCTGTGGCTTCATCTCCTATATCAATCCTAGTAGCAGGGTAGGATTTACCATCATCCAGTTTGATAGGGGTGTACTTAAACTCATCCAGCCTATTCAGCCTATCAATGACCTGTGATTGTATAGCTTTATATTCAACAATCTCAAGTGTCTTGGCATAGTTGACTGGTATGATACGTTTCTCAACAGCAAAGCCGTGCCTCATACCGCCCTGTACTTTATCCCAGCCCTCTTGATAAGCTCGGTAAAAGTTAGCAAGGTGAAAGTCCATATCCGATTTGAGTTGGCTATCGGTAAAGTCATGCGGATAATAGACTATGAAATGAGAGTGAAACGGATTGAGTTGCCAGATACGAGGCAGTGAAGCATACCACCTGTCATAATCAGCCTTATCTAGCGGATTGCCCTCTTTATCTACTGCGTTCGGATAACCGCCCTTTGGTATGACAGGCACTTGCACATACGTGTCCTCATAGCGTGGGTCGTCAGGCTCGAGGAACATATCAAATCTTATCTGCGGATGCCCTTTATGCTCACAACACCCTGTTTTATTTATTACAGAATAAGCCATTTAGCTCTCCAGATTACAAAGCGAATATTTTACTGGCTCCATCATCCCAAGTAACTGTGATATCTCCACCGTTCGGGGTTACAGGCAAGCCTGTAGCTGTGTCAATATAGGCGATAAGGTACGACGTGCTTTCCACCCCTGAATCCATGTAAATTACTAACGCCTCGCTCGGGTCGCCAGTCACGGCAAGAAAGGTCACGTTGGCAGCGTCAAAAACTCCGTTCGTGATTGTCTTTGAGGCAAGGGTAGCTGTAGCCACACGGGCAGCACTGGGTATGTCATTAAGCGCATTGTGATTATCGCTGTAGGTGTAATCCGCTACGTCAACCAGCACCACCTTGATAGTGTCGTCAGCCATATCGATATCTTTTGCTAACAGGTGCTCCTTCCCCTTTGGGTATAATTTATTTGCCATAGTATGCCTCCATAATTTATTCCTTAAAATAAAAAACCCTCCGAAGAGGGCATAAAATTAAATGAGTTAAATGTAAGCAGTCCTGTATCTGATATTCAACGATCCCGTTGTCGATAATCCTGTTACCTTGATTGGATTAGCACCGACTGCCAATCTGGGGAACGAGCCTGATATTGTCATTGAAGAAGCCCCGTTTTTCTTAACAGTCCAATATCGGCAATCAATTTCGAGTGTATCAGCCGAGTTAAGAGAGCCAGTCCACTGAAGCTCTTCCCCAGTGATTTGATTTTCGAGTTTGATAATTACATCGGTTAAGGTTTCCCCAGCGGTTAAAGTCCAGACGGGGCGAGTGAATGTTGTACCGCCGACTGTCTCGGTGGCTATCTTCGGGTCGGCGTCGATGGCATGATTCGAAAAGGTCTCGGTGGTGGAATAGGCAAGCGGGTCGGGGCAGGCGAACTCAAGCGTGCCAGTCCAGTTTATATTGCCCCATAATTCCCGCTTGCTCTTGCCTTTGAAACGTGCCTTGTATAGCCTGGAAGGGTCGCCATCCAGTACCAGGTGACTTTCTGCTCCGGTCCTTAAAACCTTAACCACGTTATCAAGTTTTGTTTTGAGGTCGGCTATACTTGTGCCATAAATAACCACATCGAGCATAAGAGAACGGGGAGGCATATATTCACCTGAAATATAAGACCGATTCTTGGTCTGTATAGTTTCGATGACTTCGGAATAGTCCTCCGCATTATGACCGGTTACAGTCAAGCTATAAGCCGACATGTCGATTCCATTGTAAGTAAATGCTCCAGCCATTATATTTTAATTCCTTTGCTTGCTAACGCAGCGGTGAATTTTTTATATGATTTATCAGCCACCATGTCTGTCATCTTGTCAATATCGCTATCAGAACGCACAACCGCTCCACTCATATCGATATTTTGTATAAGAGTAAACCCGCCCATTTTATCTGTCGGGACAATCCATTCTGCGTTTGTTTCAGCCATAGTGCCGTATGGTTTACCGGTTGCAAGGTCTGATAATAACGTGGGCTTGGTGATTAAGCCTCCGGATGCGTAGGGCGTCACAGAGCCGATTACATCCGGGGATGCGTCAACCATCCACCATGCCCCGGCTTGCAGATATAATAGCTTCAAACCTTCAGATGCCGTCAGTAAATCTTCTGTGGCCTTGATTAGATTATTAACGGCATTGGTCTGGTCGTTGACGCTTTCATAGGCTCTGGAGACAATACGCTGATAATCACTGATGCTTTCCTGCAATCCGGGGAGGGTTTCGTCTTTGATTTTATTGTAGAGTTCTTCCTGATTGGTGACCTCGGCGGTTATCTTGTTGAGGATTTCTGATTGACCGGATGTAATCCCCATGATGTTATTAAAGATATTTGTTGCCGATTCTTCTAAGGCTGTAAGGTTGGCATTAGCTGTGTCAAGATAGCCCTGATACAAATCAAGAGTACTTACCGCAGTGGCCAGTACTGCCTCAGCTGCGTCGACAACGGCCTCCGCTTCCTCAACGCCTTGCCCTGCTGCTTCTTGGTCTGATAACGCATCGGCCAGAAGTTCGCTCATTGCAGCATAGTCTTCACCGGCGCTTATTATTCCGGCCAGAATGTCGTCAATTGACATCTCAGTATCTTGGCCGAGTGCTTCCTCAGCGGCTTTCTGTTGCTGATACAAGGCGTCACTGTAGGCTACGTCATATTGTAATCGCAGCCCTTCGAGTTGGTCTTGCAGTGCATCCAATTGAGATTCAAGAGCGGTAGTATCCTGTCCTTCTTGCTCTGCTTCCCAGATGGCAAGTTTGGTTTTGGCTATCTCGGTTTCTACGCTATGGATTTTATCTTCATATTCACCCATGCCCTCTATCCGTACCCGAGACAAGTCTTTTATTTGTCTTTCGAGGTCGGACAAGGCGGCCGAATATTCATCTACCTTGTCAGTGGCTTTATCGTATTCGTCCTGAGCGGCTTTGAGTGCATCGTTGGCATCTTCGAGGGAAGCGGTTAAATTATCAACAATACCCTGCTGCCAATTCACCATCGACGTCCATGTATCGACTTCCTGCTGTGCGGCGTTTATACGACCGGCATACTGGTCGTAGAGTTGATTAAGCCGCTCAATTGTGGCCGTTGTTTTATTCATCGAATCAAGGGCTTCGTTTCGCTCTGCCCTCAAATCAGCGAGTGATTTTTCAGCTTTAGCCAGATTGTCTTGATAATCCTCCAGTGTACGGATTTCGGTTTTTAGTTGCTCTTCGTTCTCGGCAATCTGTTTTGTGTAGATTTCTCTTGTCTTATTCAGGTCTTCAATCATTGCTTTGTTGCGGCGCTCGGCTTCGGTCAGTTCATCGATTTTCCATTTTGCGGTGGCGACAACGCCGACAACAAGGCCAATAGCAGCGACGGCCGCAAGTAACACGGGATTAGTTGCCAATGTAATAGCCTTAAATGCGAGGTAGGCGTTACGGACGGTATTAATACCGCGTGCCAGCCTAGTTAATAAAGGGACAATCACCCCGACTGCAATAGACACACCACCTAAAGCAACGCCGACTTTATCCAGGGTTTCTGCTAATCGAGGGTTTTCTTTTCGCCAGTTTTGAAAGTCTTTTATAATATCAATAATCCACTCGCTTGCATCTTTAACTATCGGAAGGAAGGTTCGTCCAATTTCAGCCGTTAGGTCTTCAATAGAAGCCTTAAGAGCCTGAGTTGCTTCCGATGCCGTCATCTGCGCCTGGGCGTTTTTATCTATGGTTCTCTCGCCCTGTTTTAAGACGGCATTAAGTAAAGCCTGCTTCTTTTCTTCTTCAGTTAAGGCTTCGGTTGTCTTGCCGAGCCTGATGGCGTATTCCTTGTTTGCCGCTGCAAGGTCGATTACCAGGCCGAGGTTGTCAAGAATAAGAGGGGAGCCGCGACCGATACCGGTAACAATATCGTTAAACGCCTGGGTAGTAGTTAAACCCATTGCCCTGGCGCGGTCGCGGGCAATCTCCATAAGAGCGGTAAATTCTTGAGTGTTATCTGCAACACCGAGAACCATGGCGCGGTTAGCCGAAAGCATTAAATTATTAGCGGATATAGTGCCGGCTGAGGCTTCCTGTAGAGCAGATAAAATATCACCGGAAACCTGCCCTGCGGACGTTGAAAGGTTCTCAAAGGCTATAGTTGTTGATTCGATTTCTATAGCCGTTTTAGCCGCAAAGCCAGCCGCCGCAACAATGGACGTGCCGATAGCAACCATAGCTTTGCCGGCAACATTAGCCACTTTTTCAAGGTCGGCTAATTGTTTTTCCAGTACCTTAACCTGGTCGGCGGCTTCTTTTGCGCTAACTCCACTCTTTTCGAGCTCTGCACGTACTTGCTCTGAGCCTTCAATTAAGATTTTCCCTACTATCTCGAATGCTAACATAGTTCTTCCTGTATCGTTTTAATATAGATTCTGTTTTTTCTTTGATTTCGGCTTTTGTTTTGGGTGGTGGCTTGGGTTTGCCCAGCCCTATACGGTCAAGATAATCGCCAAAGGTTTCCCCTTGCTGTCCTGCGCCTTGTAAATACCACGTGAGAGCCTGACGTTTATCAAGCTCTCTATTCGCTTTGTTGATAACCGAAACTATTTGCCGGTATCTTTTGTATCCGAGGGAGCGGATGTATTCGTCCCCCCATCCGTAGCGGGCGGAGATTGCATCGAAGTCTTCCCAGATGCCTGGTGTTTTGGTAGAAGCGTAGTGTATTTCAAGGCTTTGCCGAAAAAATCCTTGAATTCCTGACAAGATATTAATTGGTCTAAAACATCTATCAGGAAGACAGGGGGCATGTTATCGAATTCATCCACCGTCATACCGCACAGGTCGGCTAACCAGCCCTTTATTTCCTCTCTGGCATTAGCTATTCCCGTAAGCAGTGTTTTGCCCACATTTACGCTTAGGGCTTCGCCTGTGGCATCTCCTGCAGTTTCCCTGATATTGGCTATAACCTTTCCCAATATTTCAACCATCGGGAAGACATCATCTACTTTTAATGGCCTGATTTTAATCTCTCCCATATTAGCTTCCTTCCGGTATGGGGATAATCTTCCATGGCTCTACATCCGGTGTGGATGGGTCAAAATGAGCGGTGAAAGTTACATTTAACAGGGCTTCTTTTCTGTCTCCGGGGAAAGATACCGGCTCGACCGATGTTGCCAGTACATTATAAAGAATGAGGATGCAATCACTGCCGGCTGAGTTCTCGGCAACCAACGCCACATTATCAAGGTAGGAAGCCACGACGACCTCGCCACCGACAATGTTTCCGCCCATGTCCTCAACAGCTCCGGCAATGACTGTCTTCAAGTTATCAACAGTAATCTCCATGAGCTGTACTTGAAGGGTTGGGGTAACTGTATCTCTTTTAGTCAGTCCCATAACCGGTCCCATTGTTCCGGCTACCTCGATATTTCTCATAACCCTGCCGAGGTTGAATGTTGCGTCTCCCCGTGTTGCGCCGACCGGAGTGCCTGTCCCGTAGTCTTCATCGAAGTTGATAAAAACTTCGCCCGGGCCAAAAATAAACTTACTTTCCGATGTTGCTGTTAATCCAGTTTTCATTTGTTATTCCTCCATAAAATATTTTTAAATTAAAAAACCCCTGTTACGGGGCTGCTCAATAACCTTATTTATCTATGTCTCATGATGTATCCCTCTCTATCACGTCACGCAGTTCAGCGGATTTAAATAGCCTTAGATTAAACTGTATGACGTAATGCCATATTCCGGGTTCGTCCGGTATAAAACCATCTGAGAAAAACCACGATTGACAATTGAGTATTTCGCTAGTATGAATGTTCTTATACTGCAAAAGCTTATAAATAATTGACTTTATTCCGAGGGCTTCAGCCGCTGTCTTTCCCCAGATATGAACGATAAGCAAGCCGGTATCCATGGGGAATTCGGACTGATTAAACGTTATCTGGTTAACTATATAGGGCTTAGGTGTGTCGGGTGGTGCGTCAACAGGATATACCCTGTAACCAACGGATTCGATTTCTTCTATAAACAAGTCATTCAGATAGGTTAACAATGATTCTGTCGTTTCCATTTACTACTCCATTGGATTGGTAAAGATCCTTGCTATCTTGGGCATAGAATTTTCAAAGGCTGGTCTTAACCACGGTCTTGGTTTTATCTTGGAAGTGCCGTATTCCAAACTTCTCCCTATCTTGCCGATTTGTTTCCCTGAGACCCTAGATACGGCGTTTTCGGGAATCCCGACCTGCCCCTCTCTTCCGTTATTAATCACCTGGATAGATATATGCTCTACAAGTTCTCCGGTATCAATAGCGGGCGGTTCGCCAGGGGCTGATGCCTGATGCGGTTTCCAGCGTTTGCCAATCTTGGCTAATTTACCGCTCGGGGTCGTGTAGAAATAAGTATGATAGACCCTACCTGTCTTGGGCACTCTCATGGAATTGATTGCTTCCATTCGCACGGCAGCGCAAGCCTGCCCCATTCTTTCCTTAATATTGTTATCAAGTGCCTTAATGACACCTGATATATTATTTGTAAAGACTACTTCAGCCATCGATGACCTCTTTGGTTAATACGATAGTATTCCCTTCGATAACCTGTCCTGCCTCCATTAATTCATACGTTTTGCCCTTGTAGATTATTCTGTGGCGGCCGAGCCTTAATGTCAGTTCACCGCGAAACATAAACTTATCCGTTATGATGGTATTCTTCTGCATATAGGCTATGCGTGTCTGTGTATCAACGGATATTTTCCGACACCAAAACTCCCCTTCATCATTCCACTTTTCAACATCCCCGAGGGCGGTGTGTGTTATAGTGCAGGATTGGATTGTGCATTTATCTTTTAAAAAATTGGTTAGCATTACAGTAAGCTCTTCCTTAATCCTGAAAGTTTAGCCTTTGCCGATTGCGGCAAATCGTATTCATCGTTATAAGTAACTTGCCCTATTCCCGAGATGGATTCGGATTTAACGCCCATCCTGTTGTTGTACCACTCAGCCACACAATCCAGAACAGCCAGGCAGGCATTGGGAATAATGCTGTTTATACCAGAATCTCCATAGCCAGCCGTATAGGAAACGATGATCTCGGCATCCTTTGCCCAGTTTCCAAACAAGTAACCACCGGATAACCTCTCGGTGTAATCGGTGCATTCTTCCCCATCGATGGCAACCGAATCCACACTAACGACAGGTTGCTTATAGAGGTAGAGTTTGGACTTACCGTCCCCAATATGCGTTTCTGTGATTTTCCTCTTGACCCATTGTGAATTACAGTAATCAGCAGTCTTTTTGGATGCAGTCTCGATTAGCAGTTCGATTAACGAATCATCATCGCTGCTATCGACTTTTAAGAATCCCTTTGCTTCCTGTAGTGTTACTATTGCATAATTTGATAGAGACATTTACTTGGTCTCCTTTACACCGATAATTTTCAGGTATATAGCTAATCCCCCAGCAACCCATTTATCGGCTACGGAAGGCTTAACGTCAATAATTTGTCCTTTTTTAAGTTCTCCCCTTGGGGTTTTGAAATCTTTTAATATCCTGATTTTCATTTCTTTATCGCATAAACCAGCCTGTTAATTGTCGTCCACCCAGCCATCTGTAATTTTTCCTTGATATATTTAATCGCCATCCTGACGGCTGCCATATCGGTATCGTGGAAAGCTATCACGCCGCCCTTTACAACATGCGGATACCATGCGGTGTAATCCTCCAGAGCCTTGCCGTGGTCGGCATCAATGAATAACAGGTCAATAGGCTTAGTCCATTTTTGAGCAACGCTGGTCGAATAATCTTTTATCGGGTGTATTCTGTCTTTGAATGGCTCGGTCTGTTTGTCGAATGTTGCTCTGTATTCTGTGTTCTGGTAATTGATTTCAAATCCATGCCCATCATCTATATAGGCTGGGCGCAAGTCCCATGTGTCAACGCAGAACACCTCGGCATTTTTATTCCCGGCAGCCATAAAACAAGCTGAGCGTCCCCTGTCAGAGCCGATTTCAACAATAGTCTGCGCCTTACTGGCTAGATATGATAACGCCAACCCCTCACTCAGGTAGATAGAATATTCAGGCTCAAGTTTTTTCAGATAATCTATTTCTTTCGGTATGAGTATATCTATCCCATTTTCAATCATCGCCGACTCCCCATGCTTCGTTAGTTAAAAAGCAGATAGTCGGCTTGCGTGTTAATTCATATATCTGCTTTGCCTGTTTTGAATTGGATTCTATAAACAACCTTGCATCGGATTGTTTATAATAGTGCGCCTTGTATTCTCCAACCGATCCCCAGTTTTCTCGGTCAGCCATAATTAAATTGCCATAAGTGACACCCTTCGATTTCAGCCAGTTTTCGGTGATTCCCCGATGTTCTTCCCGTCTCCATGTAATCAAAGTTCCCACGTTCTTGGGGCATATTTTAAGCGGCACAGTTTTCAGCCATTCTTCATATTCCAGACCCGCGTCATCGCTGCCAGTCCAGTCGGGGCAAAGTATTCCGTCAATATCCATCATAGTGCCTGGGAGGTGAAACGCATCGCAGTGTGTCCATTGGTAATGCCGAGTACCAACAAGCTCGCAGGCATAACAGTCAATCAGCCCCTCTCTGAGTTTCTTTGCAGGTGACGAAGCATAAACTACACCGGCATAGACCTGTACATTGCTTTCAGGGATCCGAGCTTTAGCATCTCTCATAGCAGAGCCGGAAGCGCATATATCATCGACAAGTAGAATACTCTTCATGTTTGCTTTGAGGTCGCCGCTCTTGCGATGTTTTATTCCGGGTGTGTATATCCGACCATCTAAATAAGAATCGAGGTCGGTGAATGGGATGTTGCGATAGATAGAGATTAAATAGGCGACAATTATGCCATCCCTGGGTATCCCAACAATTAAATCCACATCGGGAATCTTGGGGAGAAGCTCATTGACAACATCATAAGTTAAGCGGTCAATTGTGTAATAATTCTTTACAGGGACGGTTTTCCTGTAGCCTGATTTAACCCTAGCAGCTTGCACGGCATTCCTTATAGGTCTTATTGGTTTAGTTGTCTTAACAGGGGGGGCGATTGGGCTTGCTGGTAAAAATGTTGTTTTTGTACTACTCTCGAAAAGTTTTAAAAAGTTTCTGTAATCTCTGGGGTGGTCAAAGTCGTCAGTCAAGTCGTTTATATCTGTATGATGATCTGCTATTTCGTTTGTCTTAAAAATAAAATTCCTTGACCTTGGATTAATCGGTATCCCAATCATATAGCAATGGAGATGCTGACCGAGCGAATTGCTTAACTTCCCGGATAAGTGAAGCTCTCTTAATTCCCCAGCTTTTTGTATCAGGAAGGCATTTGCTTTGATTGCGTAGATTTCTCGGTTGTTTTTGATATTCTTCATAACACGCCTGCCGAAGAATTGCCACTCCGATTTATTCTCTAAAATAGTGTCAATAGCTTCTTCGGTATAATAAACATCGCCGTATAGATAGATGCAGGGTGCTAATTCTTTCGCCCCCCAAACTCTATCAATCGAGACTTCGTTTGGTGACGTGATGTGTTCATTAACCCCTAAATCCCCATACTGCCCGTATTCCCTAACTGTTACCCATATATTGCCAACGCCACGCTCTTTCAGTAGCCTGATTGTTCTTTTAATAATCGGCTCTCCGTTGACTTCGGCTAACTGTTTGGGAATACCGAGATAGTTTCCCCATCTCTTGCATTTACCGGCTGCCATTATGACAATGCGCTGGTTGGGATTTATGCACCCAGAGGGTTTATGCCCAATTTTAGTTTCTTTGTTTATTCCAAGTAATTCTTCTAGTTCCACACTTATCTCCTGAGGGGGAGAGTTGCCCCTCCCCCTCTCATTTGGATTACGAGCCGTATTCTTCAAATGAACCATAGACAAAAGCCTGCGGTCGTTTCACAACGAGTGCAGAGCGGAGTTCGCAAAGTATGGTGACGACATTTTCGGTGAAAGTGGTGGCATGGGAATCGCTTATCCTGATTATTGGACCCGAGCGATTCCAGAGTTTGGCTCCGAGTTTAAAAGCGCCGGTCAGGAAATAACCCTCGGGCATATTGTCGGAATCGATTACCGGAGTTCTCCACATTCTGGTTACTCCACCATCATTGACAGATGTCCAAATATAGCGGAGACTGGAATCCTTAGATAGCTCGATAGCCGCCCAGTCAAACGGGTTCATAACAATACCGGTTACAGGATAGCGTGCCTGACGTGCCTGAAGAATAGCAGCTCTCAGGTGGTCGATACGGGTCGGAGTAGTAACGCCTAGCTGAGTTGGCAGAGTGCTGTCATATGTCTGCGCTTGGGGACAGATACCATTCAGCTGAGGATCAACACCATTACCGAACAGGATTTGTTCTTCTTTGGCCAGTTGAACGTCATATCTCAAGGCATCATTGATTTCACTAGCCAGAGCAGGCGCATCCTCAAGTATCTGTCTGCTCACCTGGATATAGACGGGAATGGTTTTTACTGTTTCGGTAGCAGGCGTAAAGGTGAATTTAGAAGCCGGCTTAGTAATCAAAGCCCCAGTCTTGGATTCTTTTTTCGGTGTAGCGGCTGGAGTATATGTGCCTTTCTGGAAGTAGATAGAGTTCGAGCTGGTTGTACCCTGTGAAACAAGGTCAGCTACAGTCAAATTGATGCGGGGTTCCTGCACAATCTCGGAATCCCATTCAGGCGCAATCGCAAGGCCGCCAGTAGTGTCAATCAGTCGTGAGGCTACAATGTCCTTAACCTCAAATGGGCTGGATGTGGGGAGGCCGCTTGCAATCATGTCTTTATAGGCTTTCGATTCGACAAACTGTTCCCCTGCGCTCTTATATTCCTTCCTTTCACCGGTCGGGATGGTGGATTTTTCGACCTTGACGTTCATGGCTTCGAGTTTTTCCTCAAGTGACTTCAAGTTCTTGGAGGTTTCTTCCGTCATCTCACCGTACTTTTTGATTTCTTTGGCCGCTTCCTCGCGGAACGTGGTAATCTCATCGGCAGCCTTTTCCATTTTTTCGGTAATTTCTTTTAATTCCACTTGTTTAACTCCTTATTTTATTTAGTATTTGGTCTATGCGGGCGTTGATTTTCTCGATATCTGTATTGCCCTGTAGTTTCGAGAATGTGCGACTTAACGCGGCTTCCGCAGCCTGAGTGTCTGGTGACGGCTCAGCCTCTGAAAGTGCATCGCTGTTCTCGGTCAAGTCAACAATCTCTGCGTCCTGTATTAACGCCTCAAGTGCGGTGATAGCATTTTTAATAGCCGCCCTGTTGACGGTTATATCTTCAGCGTCATTCCTGGCTTCTTCTTCAAGTGCGGTCTTAACCGACAGTATTTTCGCCATGTCATCGGCTGCAAGATTACCCGGTACAAGACCAACCTCAAAAAGTTTTATCTCTTTAAGGTGCCTCACTCCGTCAATCGGCTCAGCCTTTACTGCCTCGTAGCCGATAGATAGTGATTTGATAACACCGGCTTTCATTAACAGGTAGGCTTCTTCGGCTTTTTGCACACCCCTGACAAGTTTGCCCTTGATGTACAACCCAACCTTGCTGTCCTCTGCCTGAATTGTCCCAACAGGAGAGCTGGTATCATGGGGAGGGTAGGTAGCTATGAATTCTCCGGCGTTATCTTTTATCGTTTTGGTAAAAGCACCGGGGTCAACAATATCTCCAACCTTATCTTTCTTTTTCCTGTAGGCTGAAGCTATTCCCTCAAACTCCCAGGATTCGTCATCAATTGATTTAATCTCAAATTTAAAAGTTTTCTGATTCACATCGAACCTCCTAAAATTAAAAAAGCCGCTTAAATGCGGCTTGATGGCTATCTTGATTTATCCTATCTACTCCAGGTCTCCACGCAGCGGCAATTGATAATCTCGCCAGCTGCTCCAGATGGGTCACCTGGATACATCAAGCCGTTAGAGTAGGGCTCGTTAATTCCCCTCGGTTCGCCATCTAGCCGGGCATGCGTATCTCTTGTCCTTGCATCCCTTGCGCTAATCCATATCTTCTTGGTGAATCCCATGTCTAAAGCTGTTTGATGTTGCGCATAACCAGCCGCCGAGGAAGTCTCTGTCCTTGCTATCCTCATCGCCATTGGATAAGAGCGGTCATCGTAGAATTCACGAATCACACTTGCGGTCTGTTTGACGCTCAGCCCATCTTCAACGCATTTAGCAATCATCTTCCCCATTTCATCTTTGAGGGTGCCGGTTATTGAAACAACCGATTCGGCAGCGTGCAGCTTAACCCACTCCATCACGTAATCTGAGAACGGGTCGAATTTACGCTCGGCGGGTTTTGTTGACTTCAGCCTCAATTCTGTCTGTTTGCCGAAATCTTCGATGATAACCAACAGCGCGGCGGTTATAACCTCTGTCCACTCGTCCGACATTTTGTTGATTGCGCTTTCTACTCTCTGAATGCTTAAAGTAGAATCAAGGGATTTTTCTACGGCCTTGCCTGTCTTGATATACAGCGGCTCGAATCGCTTGGCCAATACATCCCAATAAGCAACACGGCGGGAATCAACACGCTTCCACTCACCGACCTTGAATTCCTCGGTTAAGGACTTATAAGACTTTTCGCCTTCCGTTTCTTCATCTGGTATATTCCGTCCGCTGACCGGCATAACGCTATACGGTAAATACCCCTTATCCCATCCAATGTATTCTTCCAATCCCATATCAAGTATTGCATTGATTTGAGACATCGGCACACCCATAGACCATAATGTCTGAGCCTGATTTACTTTCTTTCCGTAGTCTTCCCTGAGAGCAGCCACATTCGACAGGTCATAATTTATCGTTATATCTTCGCCATACAATGGGGCGACTTTCAGGTTTAGCGTAGCCTTGATATCATCCAGCATTGGGATTCCAACATCTTCGTATAATCCCTTCCTAGCCTCGACAACGTTGTTATAAGTAGAATGCTCTCTGTCGCCAACCCACCATGGGTCAATACCGATAGCTGCCGCCATCTGTCTGATAAGTTCTCTTTGTGACTGGTTATAATCAAGCTCAACAGGTGTCTGGGATGTTTCTATCCAGTCAAGGTCATCTGATATAACCCACGGCTCCCGCCTAGCTGTTTTATCAAGGAATAACTCCCTAACCCTGTTTCTCAATGCGTCCAACTGTGGCTTTTCAAGATGTGACTTGGGTTTAAAGATCCCGCTTTTAATGCCTCTGTTTTGCATGCTGACCTTTTGAGTATCGATTCCCTCGTTGTAGGTATCAATCACCCTGCCAGCCACTTGGATTGCACCCATGCCGACATAGAAATTGCCGGGGTCGATTTGTTTAAACTGAATAAACGTCTCCCTCGGTAAAATAGATTGCTTCCCTGTATTGGGGTCTTTGTACTGCCAGCCCGCCAGCCATTCGTTTTTATTCTTTCCCCGGATAGGGGCGATTAAGTCTGGCGGCTCTATCCAATATTCTTGCGGTATCTTTTTAAATGAATAAATTGGCCTCAGATAAGCAACCCCGCCCAGTATCAGGTGGGCGACAAGATATTCCATGTTGTCTTGCCCTGAAAATTCGGGGTTAGGATTCCTCCACGTCTTGGTGAAGTGGTGATTTTTGATAATCTCCCCGTTTTTGTCAGCTACATACCATGGAATGCCTGAAACAGCCTGAATAACAGCCCTGACTCCCCGATAGATGGGTATAGCCATCTTGTAACCCTCTCTTATGGCTACCTCCGCTGTTATATCGGTGTACACAGGCTGCCCTGGTGCGGCGATAAGTGGGTAAAAGCCCCGCAGATTAGTAGGTGCAGAAAGTGATTTTTTGTTGATAAGTGCCAGTCCGATTTTCGTTCTTATGTCCATATCTTATCCTATATAGAAGACGTTAGAGTTTTTGCTTAACCAGTTCAACGCCTGGCTTGTGCTGTCCACCTGGTCATCATATTCGCCAGAGGGGAAGGATGTTAATTCCTCGATGTAATCATGTAGCCAATTAGTGCTTTCAGGGAGATAGATTTTCCCCGCTTCGATAAGAGGCGAAATAGCGTTTACCCTAGCCTCTTTGTCATTATCGACTTTAACAGGGATTACGGGTAACAATGTGTCTCTTCTGAGTTCCTGAATAAGAGATTGCCCGGACGCTCTATCTTCTATCAACAAGGCTGACGGACGGTCTCTCTGGTTTAACTCTATGGCTACCCGTTTTAATTCGGGGAACTCTACCCTTTGTCTCCATAAGTCAAGTAAGTAATATCCGCTCTGTGATTCTCCCCAAACAGAACAAACCGAGTAATCGTTTGAGGCGCCCTTTTTGAAGGCCGTATCCCATGAATGTATTATGCGACTGAATTGCGGTTTTTCTTTGTAGTATTTAAACCATTCCCGCTTAATAATATTGCCTTCAGCTAGTGCAGGTTCACCTTGGTATAACGCCACAAACGCCCTGCTGCCGATTGAAGCCTTGATATTATTGAGTGAATCAATATCATACTTCTCAGGCCACAAAGCTCTATTTTCCGATATTGCTTTGAGATGTAGTACTTCCCATTGGTCTGCTTTTGGGTCTATTCTGGCCTGTTCAAGTAATCTCCCTGCCAGGTCGTCTTTGTGCCAACGGGTCATAATTAAGACTATCGCCCCGTCTGGTTGTAATCTAGTCCTGGCAGTTGTCGTGTACCATTCCCAGACCTTATCACGATACACGGCACTTTCCGCTTCTTCGGCATTCTTAACAGGGTCATCGATAAGCAGGATATCCGCACCCTCTCCGGTGATACCACCACCCACACCCGCCGCTATATACGAATCTCTCTTGTTATCTTTATTAGCTAACTGCCAACGTACCGCCCCTGCTTTGTCCAACCCTAACTGCCATAACCTCTGATAACTTGGCGATGATATAGTCTCTCTTATAGCATAACTGAAGGAATAAGCCAGACTTTCAGCGTAAGAACATCCGATTATCTGTATTTGTGGATTGCGCCCAAAACACCATGCAGGGAATCTGATTGACGTTATTTCGGACTTGCCGTGTCTGGGTGGCATAAACACCATTAAGCGTTTAATACCACCGCGCTCAATGGCTTCTAATTTACCAGCTAATATCCGTACATGATCAGGGGTTTCATATGACGGCATCGTGTATTGGCAAAAGGATAATAGGTTATTCCGTGACTGCCTGCGACTTAGTAGCTCTTTTGCTGCTTCCTGCGGCGATACTTGCAAGCTCGTCATCTGTTAGCTCCTGAGCCGTTCCCATAAACGGAGTGCCATCCTTACCGGTAACCTCTTGCCGTTCAATGTAGCCCCTCGATTTACCCTTAGTCTTTAGAAAAAATATAATGGCCGTCATATTGTTATTATTGATTTCTTGGTATAGTTTAGCCTCGGCAAGGTCAAGTAATCCCTCTTTGGACTCCTCGACAGCTTTAGCCACAGTCGGATAATCTTTAGTGTATTTCCACAAAGTCCAATAAGTAACCCCTGCCTTTTTAGCGGCAAGTGTTAAGAGCCCCTTGGATTCATGTATCGCCTGAATTAATTTTTCAGCTGTCCGCTCTCTTTTCCCACTCATAATAACTCCGCCTTTTTGCCCCGTGAAGTTTTCCCACCGTTTTACGATCTATATTATATAAGTAACGCCTTTCGGTTCTGCTTTGTCCCATTTCACAT